AACATCGTTAAGAAATTCCCTATAAGCGTTATTGAAATCAAGCGCATTCAAAGGTGTCGCGGAATATAGGTAAAACAAAAGATAATTTCCATCCAGAAAGTATCTCGCTAGTTATGTTTATGGATTCGATCGCCTCGAGTTCGTAGCCGTCTATAAATGAGCTTAGAGCGATGATGTTGGAGGCGTTTAGTTTGTCGATCATCCCATCAACTTTAGGCTTGAGAGCGTCTAATATTACGTCGATTTGTGTTGCTGTGTCATCCGTTCCTGTGGATAACTTGAGGTAGTATACCTCGATACCGTACTCCATTAATACGTTGTTATTCTGGGAATACGTAATATTATCGACCGTTGGCAAATTAGCATATACACCAACTCCCGCGGTTAAATCGTAGTTCCCTACTAGCTCATTTAAATCACTCGGATTCGCTGCCCTTAAGTACGTCAAGCCCTGTGCCTCTATTATGCTTTTTAGGGTTGTTGCGATGATGTTCATATTTAGCAAGTATTATAAAGAATATTGCTGTAAAGATACAGAAAAAAAAGCCGAATATAAACGCGACTAGACCGACAATTATAGAAATACTCATGTTTTTCTTTGGATTTCTTGAGTTTTAGAGTTAACGTACCCCGATTCTCGATTCAACAAAATTAAATTATTAACAAAAATAACCTCCATTTCCCAAATATCGTCGTGCGTATATTGTGGATAAGTTTTGCAAAGCTGATCTATTAACATAAAGTCGCCCCATTTTTCCAATCGCTTTGATCCCGCCATCTCAAAAAAGCTGTTCATTTTTGTCTGTTCTGCGGTCATTGGGATTGCTGCCAATCTATTAGATAAGTCCTCTTCAATGCGTTTAAGCTCCTCAAAAAAAAAACGCACCATGGCCAAGCTAGCACAATAGGCAGCGATTCAATGGCTTTTTTTATCGGTTCTAGCTTATGGCCGTCAAACTTTCCGTCTATTAACGGTTGCGCATAGATTGCCAGAGCATCAGCCACTATCTCGCGCATATCATCTTTTTCCTGTGTTAGCTTTTTAAGCATAAATTTTTGACCATATCGCTCAAAGTTTAAGTCTTTGGGGAATTTGATTTGATGGCCTAATATAGATAGATCCTTTCTGGGCCTGTGGTCTAGCTCATTCATGCCGTTTAAAATGAGCTTTTCGTAAATATGCTGTATTATAGGGCTTAAATCTGCCCTTGTATTCTCAAGGTGTGATAAATCTATATTACTAAATATACTTAGTAGCTCAATAGGCTCGCTGTTTGGCCTCATTGCGGCCCATTGTTTGACCGTTATCTCCTCCCAACTATCTGGTATCTGACCGCCGATAATATCATCATCGTGGTATATTTTAAATTTTTTCATCGTATCGTAATTGCCCCCCTCAATGCATAGCTTAGCGCGTATCTAACAGCATCTACAGAATGATTATTTAAATCTAGCGGCTCATCTGTGGGGTCATTATCATCGTTTAATTTATATTTATATTCCCTAAATTCCTTGATGGTTTCTAAGGCCTCCTCATGGATAAATATCTGGTGCGTTCTGATAAATCCTAACCCTTGGCGTATTGAGTCTTTGCCCTTTTTTGCGGGCTTTATTCTTATGCCTCTATTTCTTAGCTCCTTAATGGTTCTCGGTTCATTGTCAGCGTAGACTTTATGCACTCCTAAAGCGTGCAATTCCTCTGCTATATCTCTTAATAGCATTTTAGTTCTAAAAAATATCTGTTCAATATAGATGGCTTGGTCTACCTTGGTAACTTTCACGCATACGGTAGGGTCATTATAGCCAAAATCAATGCCGTAAAAGACCTTACCTTCTGGGACGTAGTCGCAAATATGTATCTGATCAAAGACTAGGTTTCTGGATTGCACCCATTGACCCAACGTATAAACGTTGTATAAGTCGATGTCTGTTTTTTTAAGTCCTTCTATTTCCTTGACCATCTCATTAGGGATATACGGATTATCCTTATAGGTGCTTATATCAAGTTTGACGTCTTGATCTGGCCAATGCATTCGGTCATCTTCAAGGTATGTTTTGACCCAATTATCAACGCCGCTTGGGTTGTAATCCAAGATAGCAAAATGTGTACATCTCATGATCATCTGGTTGAATGATTCAAAAGGTATTCCACTATTTGCCTCATTAATATAAAAGATTGTATTTTGTCGGCCTCTCAGCTTAGCTGAATTTAGGTCGTCCGTACTAAAAAACTGAACGATCCTTTTTTCATACTCTAGCTCGAGCATAGTTTTTCGGTGATCTATATTGTAGTACATCTCCATTTCATGAAGAATCGAAAGATAGTCCTTATAACTACTTGCACGAAGGCTAGGGAGGGTCTCGCGAACAATAGAACAAACACCTGTAGGTATATGCTGTTGTCCGAAATATCCCGAGCATTGCCAAATAGCTATAGCCTGTAGTATGCTCCAGGTCTTTGAAGACCTAGCACCACCACGAAAACAATTAATCCTCTTTTGGCTTGTCCAAAGGCTCTGGAATATCCTTGTATGCTGTAGTCGTATTGTTCTCATATTCAATAATTATTTTAGCTGAGCCATCTAATACAGGCTCAAATGGAATTCTTTGAATTTTTGCTTTGTTAAACTCGAGTAAGTTAGCCCAGAATAGTAGCCTATCTTTGGGCGTTAATTCGTGGATATCCTCCTCAACTTTTGCCTCCAATAGCTTCAGCGCTTCGTCTACGTTCATAATATTTTAATCGTTTTAGGAATGTAATATAGTTCTCTTTTTTTATCCTTTTTTCTAGTAGCTCTTTGCGTGCTAGTTCGTAGGTTAAAAAGGGATCAATCGCGGGTTTGTAATAGTAAAAGTCTTTCAAAATCTTGCTGTCTAAGTACACAAATTGTGCCCTTTCCGTTTCTTTTATGATATACGACCGGCACTTTTTTTGTAGGCATCCTCTTCAAGATGTCATGTAAGCTAGGCTTTAATTTCTCAACCGCCTTGCATTGGATGTAAAAATCAGTATTGTCGATAATATCAACGCCTAAATCATCCATCCTTTTACTCTCTGATCTGCTAGTCACAGCGTCATAGCCTAGCTCCTTTAGCCTGTTAACTATCTGTAGCTCATAGGCGTGGCCCTTTGCTCTGCTATTAATCATTTCTGAGTCGTTACCTTTGCCAGAGCTTCCCTAAGAGTAAGGGTGGAGCGGTCGCCCGCATCCCCCTTTAAATCCAAGTGAGCATTCTCGCGCTCCCTTGCTATCTTATCTAACTTATCCATGATAGACTCCCGTATCTGATTCGGTGTTATCCTCCCAAATACTTTGACTTTGCCTGTTTTAAAGTCATCTATGACGTCTATAAAAACAGATATCGGCTCATATTCAAACTCGCGATAAAAGCCGTCCATCATTTCCGATAAACCCTTAACATCCACGTCATGATAGAGATTACAAACGCTGTACATAGCAGCGCTAATAGCTGTTTTAACAGCTTTAGTCTCTGTACTTTCACGTAGAATAACGGTTAAAGATGTATTCGAAAGCCTGCCTATGTCGGTTCTTTCTGGTTTGTATAATTTCGTCATAATACGACTCGTTAAATAAATAAGTAAATGGATTTTTGCGGTATCTTTTATCTGGTGTAGACTCCACGTAATTGACGACATGAAGAATACATTCTTGCCGCGTCATTGGGTCGAGCTTTTGCCATGCTTTTAGGCACTTCTTACGCTCGATTTTCTTATCGTATAGCTCCCAAAATTGATCGAATGTCGGGCCTATGTCTGGTTCTCCATTTTGCGTGCTCATGATTCAAATGGGTCTTCGCCTGTGAGTAACTTTTCTAGCTTGATATTCATCAATTCAAACTCAAATTTAGCAGCCTCTGGTAGCTCCTTTTTTGGCTTTGGGCTTACGGTGTACTTGGTCTCCAAAGATTCCCCTGTTCGCGTTATTTTGAGGTCATACTCGCGTGGGTCCCCCCAGTCTGCATCATTAATTAAATTCATTATTGCCTCTTGAATAGTGCGTTGGTTTATCTGCCATATTTGTACCGAGTTAGCCTCATAATTCCAGACGGCGCACGCCCAGAAATGTTTCGCTTTTTGTGTGGCTTGGGCGTCTCTAATCTCATCAAAGTTGCTAACCCTTACAGGTTTCTCAGTTCCGTGCATGGATTCCCACCATTCATAGCCCACTATGGGATCGCCTAAAAATCTAAGAACGGTTTCGCCCTTAAGGCATTTTGTGTATCCTCCGCCGCTTGGCTTTGGTGCTTGGTAATCTGTAGGTAAAAAAGTCATAAATCTGTTTTTAAAATGTTAATAATCAATTGTTTTAAAGTAATACCCTCCACAGCCGCCCTAACTTTGAGAGCGGTGTGCAGTTCTTCTGGTAGTTCTATGTTAATCCTCATATATGTATTGTTGATCTACAAGAGCAGCAAAAGCCGAAATGATAACGTTTTTTTCATCAACTTTTTTTTTGCTATCATCCAAATGCGTAGAGCATATACCTTTATGGTATACTGATTGAATAATTGCCTTGTATAAATTTTCGGAAATTTTATAAGTTTTCATAAGTCTGTTTCTGTTTGCTTGATACAAACATAACTAAACT